TTCGGCAAGTCAGGTGCTGGCTTGCTGCCCTTCCTTAAGGACCTGGCTGCCAACCAGGACCTGAATATCCGGCTCACCGAGGCCGAGATCGAGTCGGCCGAAAAAGCCTCCAAGGCACTGGGCCGGATGCGGGCCGAGCACAACTTCGTGGCCCAAACCATCGTGACGGCGGCGCTGCCAGCGCTGGAAGAACTTGTGGGTGAGCTCAAGGCCGTGATGCTGGGCACGCACAACACGGCAGAAGCCATGGTCAAGCTGCGTGATGACGGCACGCTCAAGACCTGGGCGCAGGACACGGCCTACGGCATTGCCATCGTGATTGATGCGCTGCGCGGTGTGATCCAGATGGCCAAGGCGGTCATGGGCAGCTTCGAGGCGGTCTGGGCCGACATCGAGTTGCTCGGCACCTTTTTGGCCGGTGGCAAGGGCTTGAACCCGTTCTCCGAGGAGAACCAGGCCACCCTCAAGACCGCATTGGAAAAACGCAATGCGATCGTCGAGAAGGCCAACCAGACTTACGTTGACTTGTGGAAGTTGCCCTTGCTCGCTGATGCGGTCAAGGAACGTTTCGATGCGATCAACAAAGGTGAAGCAGAGGCTGCGTCTGAAGCCAAGAAACCCAAGCTCAATTACAACTCGGCCACTGGTGCGCTCACGGCTGCGGCAATGGCCAAGATCGAGAGCGACATCAAACAGCTACAGGGCTTGACCGATGTTGAAACGGGGATTCTCAAAGATCGTCAGAAGATCATCGATCTCTATGAGAGTCAGGGCTTCATTACCTACAGGGAAGCCAGCGAAGCACGCCTGAATGCTCAACAGGACTTCACGGACCGCCTCGCTGAAATCTATGCACAGGAGGAGTCGATCCTGAAACGAGGCTTGGCCACTGTGGCCAAGACCACCCAGGACAAGCTCAAACTCCAGGACAAGCTCTCTGAGATCACCCTGCGCCGGGAAAAGCTCGAGCGCGAGGCCCAACAGACCAACCTCGAGCGAGAGATCAAGCTGCCGGGCGAAACGCTCAAGGACCTGCAGGAGCAGGTGGCCAGGAGCCAGGGCCAGTTGCGCTCGACCGAAGAGCAGATCAAGGTACTGCGCGAGACGGGCTCGATCAGCGAGCTCGATGCATTGCGACGTCTGTCGGCTGCGCGAAAGTCCAGTGCGGATGAGCTGGCCGACTTCGCGGCCAAGGCACGGGAACTGGTGGAAGCCACCCCGGGCAATGACAAGTTGGCCGAATCCTTCCGACGCATTGAAGAAGCTGCCCGTCAGGCGGCCGATGGCGCGAAGCTACTGGGTCAACGGGCGCTGGAGTTGTCAGACCCAGGCGCTGGGTTTGCCAAGGCTCTGCGCACGCTCGGGGAGGAAACCGAGCAGGTGGGCAAGCAGATGGAGGCGGTGACCACCAAGGCTTTCAACGGCATGACGGACGCACTCACCAATTTTGTGATGACGGGCAAGCTCGACTTCAAGTCGCTGGCCACCTCCATCATCTCGGACCTGATCCGCATCCAGATCCAGCGCGCGGTCACGCTGCCCATGGCCAAAGCACTCGGCAGTCTGTTCGGTTTTGCCGATGGCGGGGTCATGACCTCATCGGGGCCCTTGCCACTGCGGGCGTACGCCAGTGGCGGTGTGGCCACCACGCCGCAGTTGGCGGTCTTTGGCGAGGGCTCCATGGCCGAGGCCTATGTGCCGCTGCCCGATGGCCGCTCCATCCCCGTGACCATGAACCAGTCCGCATCCGGGGGCGGGGACGTTTTCAACATCTCGGTCAATGTGGCTGAGGGGGGAGTGACCAGCAGTGCCGGTCAGGGTAAAGACCTGGGGCGAGCGATCTCCAGCGCAGTGCGTCAGGAATTGCTCAACCAGAAGCGGGCCGGTGGCCTGCTGGATCCGCGTCGGCAGTGATGTGTTGAAGGATTTTTCATGGCGCTATTTACATGGATCGCCTCGATCGGGGCATCCCTCACCGTCAAACCCAATGTCCGCAAGGTCTCCTTTGGAGATGGTTATGAGCAGCGCCTGGCCTACGGCATCAACACCCAGCCTGAGGTCTGGTCGCTTGAGTTTCGGGGTAAGTCCACGGTAGAGGCTGCTGCGATCGACAACTTTTTGCGCGCACGGGGCGCGGTGCAGTCCTTTGACTGGACCACCCCGAGCGGTATCACGGGCAAGTTCCTCTGTGAGGAATGGAGCCGCAGCATCGAAGAACCCAATCTGGAAAACATCCACGCCACCTTCCGTCAGGTGTTTGATCTGTCATGACCAGCCAAGCCATCACCTCAGAAATTCAGAAGCTGGCCCCCAGTGCGGTCATCGAGCTCTTTGTGCTGGACCTGTCTCTCTTCAACGAGGGGGTGGTTCGGTTTCACGCGGGCACTAATGAGCTGCGCCGTCAGGTGGTCTGGCAGGGCAACACCTACGAGCCGTTTCCCATTCAAGCCGAGGGCTTCGAGTTCAACGGCAACGGGCAGGTGCCGCGCCCCAAACTCAAGGTGGCCAACGTTACTGGCACCATCACCGCGCTCATCCTGTCCTACCAGGACCTGGTGGGGGCCAAGGTCACTCGCAAGCGCACGCTCCTGAAGTACCTGGACGCGGTGAACTTCGCCTCAGGTGACAACCCCACGGCCGATCCTTCAGCTGAGTTTGCCGACGATGTGTATTTCATTGATCGCAAGTCGCGTGAAACGCGGGACGTGGTCGAGTTCGAGCTGGCCGCAGCGTTTGATCTGGAAGGGGTGTCATTGCCCCGGCGGCAGATCGTGCAAAACGTCTGCCCCTGGCAGTACCGGGGTGCAGAGTGCGGTTACACCGGCACCGCGTACTTCAACGCCAATGACGAAACCGTGAGCTCCCGAGCGCAGGACGCCTGTGGCAAACGCCTGGTGTCCTGTCAGAAACGCTTTGGCGTGAACGCCGAACTGCCCTTTGGCGGGTTTCCTGCAGCGGGGTTGATCCGGTGATGCAGGGGGCCAACCAAACGCTGGCGCTGGCGCATGCTGCTCGGGAGTTTCCCCGCGAAGCCTGTGGCCTGCTCGTCATTCACAAGGGCCGGGAGACCTATGTCCCGTGTCGCAACATCGGCGTGGGTACCGACCAGTTCGTGATCCACCCCGAGGACTATGTGCGCGCCGATCAGCTTGGCGAGATCGTGGGGGTGTTTCATTCCCACCCCAACTTGAGCCCTGAGCCCAGCCAGGCCGACCGGGTGGCTTGCGAAGTCACGGCGCTGCCCTGGTTTATCGTGAGTTTCCCGGCCGGGCACTGGACCGAGTTGCAGCCGCAAGGCTATCTCGCCCCGCTGGTCGGGCGCGAATGGTCCCATGGTGTGCTCGACTGCTACTCGCTGATCCGGGACTGGTACGCCCAGGAGCGCGGCATTGACCTGCCAAATTTCGCACGCTTTGACGATTGGTGGAAGCGCGGAGGGAACCTGTACCTGGACAACTTCGCTGGCGCAGGCTTCCATGTGGTGGAGGCCTCCGACATGAACCCGGGAGACGTCCTGCTGATGCAGGTCGCATCGCCAGTACCGAATCACGCTGCCATTTACCTGGGCGACGGACTCATCTTGCACCACCTGCAGGGCAGGCTTTCCAGTCGCGATGTCTATGGCGGCTACTGGCAAAAGATCACCACCCACACCCTGAGGCATGAATACCAGCATGGTCACGATCCTTCTTCTCGGTGAACTGGGCAAGCGCTTCGGGCGCCGCCACAAGATGGCAGTCGCGTCAGCCGCTGAGGCTGTGCGCGCCCTGTGCGCCAACTTCTCCAGTTTCGAGCGTGAGCTGGTGGCCTCGGGTGAGCGCGGGGTGGGCTACCGGGTACTGGCCGGGCGTGATGCTTTGACCCTGGACCGGTTACACGAGCCCAGTGGCCAGCAGCGCATCACCATTGCCCCGGTCGTGTCCGGTGCCGGGGGCAATGGCTTGGGCCAGATTCTTTTGGGTGCTGCGCTGATCGCCGTGTCCTGGTGGAACCCAATGGGCTGGGCGGCGGCAGGGTCGTTTCTGTCGCAAGCCACCCTGTATTCAGTGGGCACTTCCATGATTTTGGGCGGTGTGGCCCAGATGATTGCTCCAACGGCCAAGGCGCAGGACCCGTCCGAGCGACCTGAGAACCAGCCCAGTTATGTCTTCAACGGGGCGGTCAACACCACGGCGCAGGGCCATCCCGTGCCCGTGGGTTACGGCCGCCTCATCGTCGGTTCGGCCGTGATCAGCGCGGGGATTGATGTGGACGAGACCGCAGTATGAACCCTCCTGAGTCTGGATTGATCATTGGCGCAGGCGGTGGCGGCAAGGGTGGAGGCGGCAGCGCCCGTGTGGCGCAGGAAGCGCCGGACAGCCTGCGCTCCAAGGCTTATGCCCGGGTGGTGGACCTGGTCTGCGAGGGGGAAATCGAGGGGCTGGCCGCTGGCTTGCAGTCGGTTTACCTCGACGACACCCCGATCCAGAACCCGGACGGTAGCTACAACTTCACGGGGGTCACGCTCGAAACCCGGCCCGGCACGCAGCAGCAAAGCTACATCCCTGGCTTTTCCTCGGTAGAAAACGAGGTGGCCGTGGGGGTGGAATGCAAGGCCAACCAACCGGTGGTGCGAACCATCAACGACCCGGACGTGGATGCCGTGCGCATCAAGGTCAGCATCCCGACCCTGACGCTGCAAGACACCACGAACGGAGACCTCAATGGCACCTCGGTCAGCTATGCGATCGACGTGCAGGCGCGAGGAGCTGGGTATGTCCAGATTCTGGCCGACACGGTGTCTGGCAAGACCACCTCACGCTACCAGCGCAGTTACTACATCCCTTTGACTGGCACCGGTCCCTGGGATGTGCGTCTGCGCCGCATCACTGCCGACTCGACCCAGACCAGCCTGCAGAACAAGACGTTTCTGGAGTCCTACACCGAGGTCATCGAGAGCAAGCTGCGCTACCCCAACAGCGCCCTGATGGCTCTGCGGGTGGATGCCTCTCAGTTCACCTCAATTCCTCGGCGCAGCTATGACCTCAAACTCCTGCGTGTCCGCATCCCCTCGAACTACTTTCCCGAAACCCGCTCGTATGCCGGAGTTTGGGACGGGACCTTCAAGGTGGCCTGGACGGACAACCCAGCTTGGTGCTTTTATGACCTGGTGACAAATACCCGCTACGGGCTGGGCAGTTTCATTCCCGAGTCGCAGGTGGACAAGTGGGCGCTGTACCGGGTGGCCCGCTACTGTGACGAGCTTGTCCCCAATGGCCTCGGCGGCTATGAGCCGCGCTTCACCTGCAACCTGTACCTGCAAAGCCGCGAGCAGGCCTACAAGGTGGTGCAGGACATGGCCTCGATCTTCCGGGGCATGGCCTACTGGTCGGGCGGTGCCATCACCGTGACCCAGGACGCGCCGCAGGATGCGGTCTACCAGTTCACGGCCGCCAACGTCATTGATGGCGAATTTGCCTATCAGGGTTCGTCTGCCAAAGCGCGGCACACTGTGGCGCTGGTCAGCTGGACCGATCCCGACGATTTCTACCGCCAGAAGGTGGAATACGTCGAGGACATGGCAGGCATTGCTCGTTATGGCGTGGTGCAGGCCGATGTGGTGGCCATGGGTTGCACCTCCCGTGGGCAAGCCAACCGGGTGGGCAAGTGGCTGCTGTATTCCGAGCAGTCCGAATCGGAAATCATCACCTTCCGCACGGGGCTCGAAGGTGCCGTGGTGCGCCCGGGTGATGTGATCAAGGTCGCAGACAGCTCCCGGGTAGGCCTCCGCTTGGGCGGTCGCATTGCTGCGGCCACCACAGTGAGCGTCACGCTGGACCAGGACCTTCCCGCCGGTTCGTGGCGCATCTCTGTGCTGCTGCCCACGGGAGCGGTGGAGGAACGCCAAGTCGGATCCCTGTCTGGCCGAACGGTCGGGGTGACCAGTGCGTTTTCCACAGCACCTCAGGTGGGTGCCATCTGGGTTCTGGCCTCCACACAAGTGGAGACGCAACTGTTCAGGGTGGTGCAGGTCGCCGAGAGCGAGCCGGGCATCCACGAGGTAACGGCGTTGGCCCATAACCCGAGCAAGTACGACGCCATCGAGCAGGGCCTGGCTCTGCAGCCGCGTGACATCACGGTGCTCTCCACTACGCCAGTGGCGCCCACTGGCCTATCGGTCACCGAGAGCCTGTACCGGGTCAAGGACCAGGCGCTGGTGCTCATTCAGGTGGGCTGGGAGCAAGTCTTCGGGGCCCTGGAGTACCAGGTGAGCTACCGGGTCAATGGCGGCAACACCGTCACGCTGCCCAGAGTCTCGGCAACCTATCTGGAGATCCGCAACGCCGAGGCCGGGGACTATGTATTCACCGTGCGGGCCGTTGGGGTGTCCGGCAAGCTTGGAGCTTCGGTCACTCTGAATCAGGCCATCTTGGGCAAGCTGCAGCCGCCCGATGATGTGCAGGATTTTGTGGTGCTGCGTCGCACGACCGATCTGCTGCTCAGTTGGAGTGCCAACACCGATGCCGATCTGGCAGGGTACGAGGTAAGGGTAGGCGCGGGCTGGGATGCTGGCGTACTGGTTGGGCAGACCGCTGGCACCCAGCTCGTGCATGACCAGAGTGAATCTGGCCAGTACAACTACTTCATCCGGGCGTTCGACACCTCGGGCAAGTACAGCCAGCACGTCACTACCTTTCAGCTGATCCTGCTGGCACCTGCTGCGGTGCGCCAGTTCGACGTGGTGCAGTCGGCCAACCGGCTGGAGTTTCGCTGGCTGCCCAATGCAGAGCCAGAGGTTGTGGCCTATGAGCTGCGTGAAGGCACGGCCTGGGACACCTCGATCTTCATTGCCGAGGTCAAGTCCAGCAGCTTCACGTTGCCTTCGGGCTTCGATGGTGAGCGCAATTTCTGGATCAAGGCGATCGCATCGCCCGGCATTTACTCGGACGAGGCTACCTTCGTCTCCACCGTGGTGGCCCAGCCCCAGAACGCCAATCTGCTGGTCACCATCGATGCGCAGGCCACCCGGTTTCCCGGTGTGAAGCATTTCGCATCGGTCGAGTCGGTCAACAGCATGGATGTGCTGCGCATGGACAGCGGAGTGGCGCAGTCCGAGTACCTGTTCGAGGTGAATCTGCCCACCAGTTACCGTGCGCAAAACACACTGCTGGCCAGCATCGGGGCCACGTTGGATGACCGGGAGACCTGGTCAACGACGAACTATGTCTGGAGCAGCAACGCGGCCAAGCGGCAGTGGACCTATGACGGTGCTCTCAAAAGCATCGAGGCCCGCTTCCAGATGGCGCGGGAAGACACGTTGCAGGCGGGTGAGATCTACGGCTGGCGTCTCAATGGGGCACTGGCTGGGTACGGCAACCCCGCGAGCGGTGAAGCCGTCGGTGTGAGCTATGGCGACGGGCGCTACGGCAGCGGCGTGCTCATCAAGGACACGACCAGGGTCTCCTGGGGTGTGAACATTCCGGGGGTGTTCCATGTGAGCTTCTGGCTCATTCCGAACCAGATCACCACCTCGGTCATCTGGATGGCGACGGGCACTGGGGTGAGCTTGCTCGTTGGGTTTGATGCGGTGACAGGTGGCTTCTTTCTGGAAGACCACCTGTTCAACCGGATCGTGGTGCCGTACCCCGTCAACGTGAGCGATCGAGTTTGCATTGGCGTGTGCCAGACGGCCACCGAGCGCAGACTCTTTGTCGGAAAGATGGGTGCAGCGGTTCAAAGCGCAAGCAGCCCACTGCTCCCCACAGCCGGTTACACGGCACTCAAGCTTTACTGAACCAAAACTACAGTTCCCAACCCGGGCGTTGCATCGAAAGGTGCAGCGCCCGTTTTGTTTAAAGAAACGGAAAACTCCATGATTGAAGAAGGCATGAGCATCAAGGGCTCGATCACGCTGCTGCTGGCCAAGCCCACGGGTGAAGTCGAGGTGGTTCACAAGGACAACATCATCGTCAACGGCGGCTTCGACTTCGTTGCCGATGCCATTGGCAACTCGGCCAGCCGTCCAGGCGTCATGGGCTGGATTGCAGTGGGCACCGGCTCCACGGCCGCTGCCTCTACCCAGACCTCCCTGGTCACTGAAATCAAGCGCAATGCGGCGACCTACGCCCACACGGCCGGTACCAAGGTGTTCACCTTCACGGCCAGCTACCCTGCAGGCGACGCCACGGGTGCCCTGACCGAAGCCGGGGTGTTCAACGCAGCATCTGCTGGCACCATGTTTGACCGAGTCGTGTTCCCGGTGGTGAACAAAGGCGTGGACGACAGCCTGACTGCCGTCTTCACCTTCACCATGAGCTGATTAGGCGCTTGAGATGGCCGAGACCGTCAACGTCTCCAGCTCCCCGGGGGCCAATTACAGCTGGGCTTCTGGCACGTTTACCTGGGGGAGCCCCACGGCAGGCAAGAACTGGTCAACGGCTTACCCTGCTGTGTACGCCCTGAGCGTGGCCACGGATCTGAGCTTTGCCGAGCTGGTCCAGAAGTTGGGGATCAAGCGCAGTTCCGAAAGCCTGACGTTCTCGGAAAAGCCCAGTCGCACTGTGGCGCTCAACAAGTTCGAGACCCTGAACTTCGTCGAGACCTACACCGACCTGATCGCCTTCGTCCTGCGCTTCGTCGAGTCGCTGACCTTCTCGGAAAAGTACACCCGCTCCGGTACCAAGGCCGTGTTCGAGGTGTTTCAGGTGGGGGAGGGACTGGCGCGGCAGTTGGTGTGGCGCAAATACGAGACGCTGGCGCTGGCCGAGACCTACACCGACCTTATTGCGTTCGTCCTGAGGGTGTTCGAGAGCTTCAGCCTGGCCGAGAAACCCGCCAAGGGGATCACCAAGCCCCAGGCCGAGAGTTTCAGACTGAGCGACGCTCTGGCCAGGTCTCAGGTCAAAAGCATCTCGGAAGCGGTCAGCTTTGCCGAAGCGCTGGGGCGAACGGTCGCTTACCGGCGGTCCATCAATGAGGGCTTTGCCATTGGCGAGGCGCTCAAGCGTGCCCAGACGCTCACGCTCAGTGAGGCCTTTGGCCTGGCCGAGCAGTACCGGCGCCGGGCCAATGGGGTGATCAGCGACATGATCGTGGCCAGCACCGAGATCACCGAGCAGGACTTCATGGACATCCTGGAGTCCGGTCATCCCCCTGGGTACACCAACTTCCGGGATTTCATTCAGGGCGACTACACCTACCAGCGGGCGCTTTTCAGGGCGATCCTTACTTCCAGCAATGCCGACCGTGGCTACATCGATGGCCTGCGCGTCACGGTGGACGTGCCCGATGTCTTTGATCGTGGAACAGCGCAGGTGGTCACAGCCGCCAATGGCGTTGCCGTGGTCTTCACCAGGCAGTTCCGCATGGCACCTGAAGTTACGTTGACTTTCAAGGGTGGCACCACCATCGCCGTCCCCCGAATCCTGGGTTCGGTCTCCATCACCGGCTTCACCGCTGTTCTTGAAAGCACCTCTGGCACGCGAGTGACCGGGGCCATCTCCTGGGTCGCACAGGGTTACTGAAGAGAAACCAAATGCAGAACTACACCGAAATCCCATCCTCCACGACGCTCTCGGACTCCTTGTCCCAGATCCTGAACAACGACAAGACGGCGTTGTCGCTCTCCAGTGGCACATCATTTCCGACGGTGAACCTGCAGCAGGGCATGCCGTGCTTCCGGACCGATGAGCAAAAGCTCTACGTCCTCACCGTGGTCAGCCCCGCCACCTGGAAGATGGTCATTGATCTGTCGTCCACCGTGGGAAAAGTGGCCAATGCCGACTTGCTCGATGGCATTGACTCCACAGGATTTGCGCTGACTGGGCATAACCACGATACGGCCTATGCCGCTCTGGGTCACAACCACAACGCTACGTACCTGGGCATCACGGCCAAGGCGGCCGACGCCGACAAGCTCGATGGCTATGACTCCACCGCTTTTGTACGCTCGGTCAATGGCTACGGGCCAGATGCGAACGGCAACTCCACTGTGCCGATCGATCTGTCCAGCCGGGTGGCCAAGACGGGCGACACCATGTCCGGCACGCTCACAGTGCCGCGCCTGCAGATCTCCAGTACGGCCAACTACCTGGACATGGTGGACCAGGACTGGGGCACGCGCTACCTGCACCACAACCAGGGGCTCATGGGATTTCTGAAATCCGATGGCAACTGGGACATGTACATGAACAACAGCGGTTCGATGTGGACCGCTGGTTATGGCTGGTTGCACGACTATTTTTTCAATGCAGTCAGCAACTGCTTCAGAAACTACAACCCGACTTCTGGGTGGCAGGGTGCGCCGAACTGCACGCCCAACACGGCCGATTACTACAACTGTGGCGATCAGGCGCCTATCCCGTCGTATTACATGTTGAGACTTGCCGATGGCGGTTCGACTATCAGTTTCGGGTCGCAAACCACGCGCTACAACTGCAATTGCGCCTGCGATTGCTGCTGAGGAGGAAGCATGAAGCTCTACACAGGCAACAAAAACCCACCTTTCGCGCTGGATGTGGCACTCGATGGCTCCAGGCTGAGTTACAGCGTGCGTCCCATCATGCAGCGGGAATTCGTCGGCGATCCGACCAAGGACTACCCAGGCGGCGGCAAGTACTTTGACCAGTCATTGATCACGGAGTGGCGCGGCGACTTCGGGGTGCACGGTGAGCCCATCTACCAGCGCACGCTGGATCTGCAGACTTTCCTGCAGCACCCTGAGTTCTCAGATCACGCCAGCTTCATGTTGTACGCCCCTGTGGGTCGGATGGAGCGCTCAGCCGCCCCCGAGGGTGTTTACATCCAGACGCCCAACCTCTACGTGGCCACACTGGCTTCCAAGATGGATGCGCAGGCGTACCACGCCTCGGTCCTGCAAACACATCCGTTGGGACACATCCTGGTGCCATTCAAGTCTTCGCCCCTGGAGGACTGGAGTCTGGGCTTCAACGTATTTGATCCAGTCTTGATCAAAGCTGGGCGCGGCATCGAAGTTGTTCCAGCGATCACGCTGGCGCTGGTGCGCGAGGAGACGCTGCCCGTTGTCCGATTTTTCGGCGGCGCATCTGGCGAGGTTGCGGCAAGCGAAGAACTCGCCATCGGGTTCCGCCTGGAGACGCCCGAGGGTGTGCCCATCACGGACAGGGATGCCGAGGTGTACCTGGAGGCGACGGCGGGCTATCTGGTCGGCCGACGCATCAAAACCGTGGGCGGCCAGGGTTCCACCAGCTTCCGGCCGGACGGCATGGTTGCAGGTGAGAGCGCCAAGATCAAGGTCGGCTTCAAGTATTTCTCCGGCACCGATGACCTGATGGTGAATGTCCTATGAAGCTTGAACTCTTTCCGACGATGGCAGGCATCTGGGCGCTCCACCTGGGCGACAGTTTTGATCACTTCCTGTGCAAGGAACTGCTGAGACTCCATCAGAGCATGACAACCGGCACCGAGATCTGGGACCGCAGGCCACACGACATCTTTGACGGTTCGGTGAGTCTGGCGACCATGCTGGCCAGAGAGGCCTTGCCAGTGCTGCAAAGGGACTTCATCGGTCCAAAGGGACGGATCACAAGTCTGCAAGGACGCGAGGTGGTTCGCCCCCGTGGCGTGGAAATCATGCCGCACTCGGACGAGGACGAGTGCCATTTGCAGGCGGTGTACTTCCCCAATGGTCCGGAGCTCAATCCTGGGCAGTGCCTGCAGTCGCAGGTCAATCAATACGGACCGAATGCATTTGCCATCTGCAATCCGGACTGGCGTTCATCGGGCTTTGGCAAATGCCTGATGCCCTGGGAGCAACACGCCAAGTACTGGATCAAGCCCCACAGGGGTTTGCTGGTGGCCTTTGACGCCCGGGCCGTTCATTTCCAGAAGCCCTATCCCGGTGACCCCCTCAGGGACGACCCGTTTGTGCAGGTGCTTTTGAACATCAAGGTGGAACGAATCGATGGCTAAATTTTTGATCACGGCATTGGACCCACGCACGGAAACGGTGGTGCCACTGCTCTACGACAACATGGACTCAAGCCTGACAGACCTCAAGGGCCAGTCAGTGATCCGAACGGTGGACCCAAGTCTTCAGACACCGCATCCTGTGGCACCGGTGACCTCCCGGGACGCTCCGCTTGGGAAAACTTCCCCGCGTGTCCTCAAAATCTCCTTGGGACTGTCCTGTAACTACGCCTGCGAGTACTGCTCTCAGCGCTTCGTGGCTCGTAACGCAGAAACTAATCCGGAGGATGTGAAGGGGTTCATGGACTCGCTGGATAGCTGGGTTTTGACAGCTCCCGAGGCCATTGAGTTTTGGGGCGGGGAGCCACTGGTGTATATCAAGACCCTGCGACCCTTGGCCGAGGCGCTGCGCCTGAAGTTTCCCCAGGCCAGGTTCTCGGTTATCACCAATGGCTCGCTGCTGAATCCTCAAACCAATCAGTGGCTCGATGAGCTTGGATTCACAGTCAGCATCTCCCACGATGGCCCAGGCCAGCTTGTGCGTGGCCCGGATCCATTGGAAGACCTACTGGCCAGGCAGGCCATCCTGGAACTCTACCGGCGCTTGGCACCTGAGGGGCGGTTCAGCTTCAACGCCATGCTCAACCGTTCCAACCAGTCCCGAGCTGCAATTCACGCATTCTTTGCCGAGCTCACTGGCGACCCAGACGTCTTGATCGGAGAGGGCGGCTTTGTGGACGCCTATGACGATGGGGGGCGGGCACTATCCCTCAAGCCAGATGAATTCCACGCTTTCCGGCGACAGGCGTTCCAGGAGATCCGGCAGGGCAAGGCTGGGTGCATCTCAAGCGTGCGGGATCGCACGATGTCATTCGTGAACTCCCTGAGGTTCAAGCGACCGGCTTCAAGCCTGGGGCAGAAATGCGGCATGGACCGCAGCGACTCCATTGCCGTGGACCTCAAGGGCAACGTTCTGACCTGCCAGAACGTGAGTGCGGCTGCTGCGGCGCCCAATGGAGAGAACCACCGCATTGGACATACCAGCCAGATGCAGGACGTGGCTCTCAAGACGGCAACGCACTGGTCCCACCGTCAGGAATGCCCGGGTTGCCCGGTGCTCCAGATCTGCAAAGGAGCGTGCATGTTCCTGCAGGGGCCGCTGTGGGACGTGTCCTGTGACAACGCCTATTCAGATGCGCTGCCCATCTTTGCCGCCGGGATCGAGTTCCTCACCGGGCTAGTGCCTGTTCACATCGAGGGTGAACTGCGCGAGGAGCGCAAGGACATTTTCGGGTTTTCTGAACAGGGAAAGGTGCCTCGGGATAGGCCCTCTAAGCCGTTCCCGATTGCGGTCGTAGCCGCTTGAACTTTCCGTACCTTTTTACTCAATGCCGCCATGGTTCGCCCTGGCGGCTTTTCATTTGGAGAAACGAATGCCAGAACCGACAAGCAGTGGGGTCGCCGGAGCAGCGGTGGCCTACAAAGCATTTGGTGGAACCGCCGCAGCGGCTGCCAGTGGGGCCACTTTGGCAGCCGTGGTGGTCATGTTGATGACGCCACCTCGCAACAAACGGGAGTGGGCCGTTGGGCTAATCAGCACGGTGGTGTCCAGCATCGGTGGTGGTGCAATGACCGTCGAGCACTTTGGACTGCACCACTGGGCGTTCTCAACCATGGGGCTCTGTGCCTTGGGTGGTCTGATCTTTGCGTGTGGCCTCCCCGGGTGGGCGATGGTGCGTTGGACGTTTGCCTTCATTGACAAGCGCCGTGACGATTCCATCGACCAAGTGGCCAAAGACGTGAAGGAGCTGCTGTGAATCCCTGTGAATTCGTCATGCGGCTCACCACGGCCGCCGTAGCGTCAGCCAAAGCCACGGGTGTTCCAGCCAGTATCACGATCGCACAGGCCGCACTTGAGTCCGCCTGGGGTGAGTCTGCACTGACCAAGACGGGCAACAACCTCTTTGGCATCAAGGCAGACAGCCTCTGGCACGGCCAGACCCTGACCATGAACACCAAGGAGTTCATCAAAGGTCAATGGGTGGTTGTGCCAGCCTTGTGGCGTAAATACCCGAGCTGGCAGGCCAGCATCGACGATCACGCTGCGTTCCTCAAGCGCAACCCCCGCTACAAGGCCTGTTTTGCATGTACTACGGCACAGGCCTTTGCCAAGGCTCTGGCTCAGGCGGGTTATGCCACCGACCCCGCATATGCAGACAAGGTAGTTGGCCTGATCAAGCAGCACAACCTGCAGGCCCTGGACGGAGGCACTTCATGAATTGGCTGAACCGATTCTTGCTGGCCAACTGGTCGCACATCCTAGATGCACTCCTTCTGCTCATGGCGCTGCTGTGCGGGATACAGATGGGCGAGACCCGTGTCCAGAAGGACTGGGATGCCGAAAAGCAAAAGATCGCTCAGGCCCAGGCCAGGCAAGAGCAGCACGTAGCCGATGTGCGGCTGACCCAATCTCAAATTACGCAGGAAATCTCGAATGAATACGCAAAAAAGTCAAAGTTGCTGGCTGCTCGCCAGCCTGACGGTCGCGCTGGCGGGGTGTGCATCGTCTCCGCAACCAGTGGCAGGGATTTGCCCGCCGTTCCCGAAGCTCCCTCCGGAACTGTTCCAGCCGGCACCGACCATGTATCTGCTGCCTCCGGAGATGAGGGGGCAGTGAGCTGCGAACAGCTGAGCAAGGATGCGGCACAGACCACACTTATGCTCACTGCTCTCCAGCGTTGGTATGTACTTCAGTCGCAGGCCTTCAAATGA